TTCAGCCGTGCGGCTCTCGCACAAACTGCGATCTGTGAGCTCTCTTTAACTTGGGGGGAGATCCGTGGTACACTGTCCCGTATGGTTAAAAAACTTACAAGCCGGGCCGAGTTCGCCCGCCTCGCTGGTGTCTCGGCTGCGGCTGTGACCAAGGCGTGCAGCCACGCGTTACAAGCCGCCACCGTGGGGAAACGCATAGACGCGGGTCACCCCGTTGCACAAAAATACGTAGCCGACCGCGCCATGGGTCAGGCCCCAGAACCCGCGATCGGCGTGGATGCTCGGTACGACGAGGCAGTTCTCCTCTGTCACGAGTCGGGAGTTTACTCGATCGCCTCACTTAAGAAAGCCATGGGCGTAGGGTGGGACCGGGCAAAAAGAATTATGGTGATGATGCAAGCCGCGGGGGTCACCCCCGACGAGTCCCCCGTAATCTTGAAGAAAGAACGGCTGATCGCTCCGCACATTCGAGGTCCGCAAGCTAGAAAGGTAACCAAGAAAGGCGAAGCACTTGCCGCCGCAGCCGACAGGATCGATAACCCCCACGCGAGCCCGGACTATGACGTCCCCGAGGATTTGCGCGCGTTCGCAGACTTCCCTCTCCGCGAACTGATCGCACGGTTCGGGACGGACACAGCCTTCCTCGACTGGCTAAAAGCTTTAAAAGCGATCGAGGATGTCCACGCGAAGAGGCTAGAGAACGCCAAGAAAGAGGGGGAACTCGTCAGCAGGAGAGTGGTCAAGCTCGGCATAATCGAGCCCTTGGACGAGACCTTCACAAAAATGTTAACGGATGGGACGAAGACGATCTCGCGTCGTGTCACTGCGATGAACAACGCGGGCAGGCCCCTGGATGCGGTGGAGAAATTCGTCGCGGACCAGATAACTAGCTTTATCCGGCCCTTAAAAGAAAGGGTCGAGAGGACTATCAAAAATGTATAACCTCGACATGATTGGGTCAGGCTGGGCGATCGAGGAGGTGAAGGGGCTTACAGAAGAAGTTCACCACGTCACCCCCTCGTCGTACAATGAGGCCCGGAGATACCTGCCCCCCTCAGTGACCTCGATCCCGGGATATATCCGGTATGCGGTGAACCCCTTCATGCGTGAGATCGTGGACTGCTTTGATGTTGAGAGCCCCGTCCGAGAGGTCAACCTTAAAAAAGGTGTGCAAATCACCTACTCCACGGTTTTGGAGTCGGGCGCGTTTTATTTTATGGGGCACGTCAAGGTCCTCCCGATGATGTACATCACGGCGGATAAGGAACTTGCAAAAGAAAGGATCGAGAACAATTTCATCCCCATGCTAAACCATTCGGGGATGAGTCACATCGTCAGGTCGAGTGACGAAGGGAACAACCGAAAAACGGGCATGACCGCGAGCCACATCCAGTTTGAGGGGGGCGGATACCTCGTGCCCTTTGGCGCCAACAATGCCGCAAAAATGCGGGCATACTCAATTTGTCTTTTAATGAAAGATGAGATCGACGGGTGGCCGGACACGGTGGGGCCTAAGAAGGAGGACCCGGACAAGACGACGGACGCCCGTTGCAAAGGTTTCTGGGATCGCCGGAAGATCTTCCGTGGGTCCACACCACTGATCAAGGGTTCCTCAAAAATACAAAGAGCGTACCTCAAGGGGGACCAACGGAAATATATGGTCGTCTGCATGAATAAAGAGTGTCAGCATTTGCAATTTTTGCGGTGGGAAGTGAAGAACCCAGAGAAAGAGATCACGGGGGGTTTTAGGTGGGGCCTAGACGACGACGGCATGCTGGTCCTAGATTCCGTGAGATATATTTGCCCAGAGTGTGGCCATGCGCATTATGAACACGACAAAGAGGTGCTTTTCTCAGAGGAGGCGGGCGCACACTGGAAGCCCACCGCGAAACCGACACAGCCGGGGATCCGCTCGTACCACCTCCCCGCATTCTACTCACCCATAGGCATGGCCCCCTGGTACAGCCTCGTCGCGGACTACATCGCGTGCGTAGACCAAAAGACTAAACGTGTGACAGACATCGCGGAGTATCAAGCGTTTTATAACAACGTTCTCGCGGAACCATTCGCGATCATGGGGGCAAAAGTTCGGTTCGAGAGCGTATCGGCTCACCGCCGCGCGTGTTATCGTTTGGGAGAAATTCCGAACGCATACGCGGAGAAGCACTCAGGCTCCAAAATTTTATTCCTGACGTGCCAAGTCGATGTCCACAAATCAAACCTTGCGGTCACGGTGATGGGGTGGTGCAAGGATTCAAAACCGTACGTGATCGACTATTGGCGTTTTGAAGTGACAGGCAAAGATGGCGACGACGACTGCCAGGAGATAACGTGCTCGGTATGGGGCCGAATGCGCGAGCTCCTTGAAGAAACAATTTACACCGCAGACGATGGCACGACATACAACATCACTGTGACCTTGGTCGACGCAGGCTATGCGAACGACACGGTCGTGAAATTTTGCGCGGAGTATTCTGAGGGAGTCTATCCGATATTGGGTCGTGACCGTCCCGCGAAGAACCAAACGATCAAAGAGTTTGCCGAGTTCACTACCCAAGGCGGGACGGTGGGCTATCGAATACTTGTTGATCACTACAAAGACCGCATGGCGCCGGTATTGCGCCGCGAGTGGATCGAAGAGATGGGTCCGCAAAAGGCCTACCACTTCAACGCGCCGGTAGACATCACCGACAAGCAGCTCAAAGAGTTAACCGTCGAGATCCGCCGCAAGGTTGTGGATGCCAAGAATAACGAGTCGTATGAGTGGTACCGCCCAGGGAATGCGCGGAACGAGCTGTGGGATCTGCTTGGCTATGGGTACGCGGGCGTCGAGATATTGGCGTGGAACATTTGTATCAAGCATTTTGAGCTTGATACGGTTGACTGGGCGAGGTTCTGGGAATATGTGGAAGCGGAGGGGATGTTCAGGACAGAGAAATCAATTAACTGATATAAAGTTTTTAAAGAATTAAGTTTGCCTCCTTTCCCCGTTTAAAACTGTGCCAACTCGACACCCCCTTTATTAATCAAGCACTTAACTAGACGGGCATGATGTGTGAAAGAAGGGCTTTTGCGCGTGAGTACAGTGTTAGTTTGCTTTACAGTATTCGTCTCGCCACTTAGTTATTCTCTCACTCCACTCATCATAATCTTCCCGATCATATTCTGCACTTTTGTTTTCATTTACGTATTTAACTATTTCTTCATCACTAACCATCCCTGTTAATTCGGCAAAATCACACATCAAAACATCATTATAATATCCGTAATCAATCGCACAGCATACATGTGAAAGTATATTATATAGGTTTGTCTTTATTTCTCTGTTCATATTCTCTCTCGCTTCTCGTTAAGTGTCATCAGCAAAACTAACAACTCGTTAAAGTTCTCTCGCTCTGCTCGCCGGAAAATAACAGCTCGCTAGCTCACAAAAACGTAATTTCCGCTTAACAGTGAGCGGTTATATTGCACAAGCAGCTATTGCACTTGCTTGCTCCCATAACACTTTATCTCCATCTTTTAAAACTTCCAATAATAGTATCTTTTCCTTGAGGTAAACTTTCGCAAACTCAGGATCTCGCTCTATAATACTTGCTGAATTATCAATTAAATCTGCTAGCTTTATAGTTTGAACGCAAGGCGGTGCATGTGATATATGCTCTCGATCAATCGCCTTTCTTTTGGCTCTATTGCCGTCACTGTAACTACTAACATCTGTCAAACATTCAACATAAGAGGCAACCTCTAAACCAAACTCGGACTCTATTTCTGCCAGCGTTGTATCTGTGTCCTCCACTGTATCATGCAACCAAGCAGCACAAATCATAGCATCTGTATGCTCAACACCTCTAACCAACTCAACAACTGATGCAGGGTGGTTTATATAAGGTTCACCCGTGTACTTTCTAACTTGTTTTACTTCAGCATGTTTAGCTGTTGCAAACTCTTTAGCCTTTTGTTCCATTTTAATTCTACCTTCTGTGTATGTGCAAAATATAACAACTCGTGCAAACGGAAAATTACAAAGTGCCGTAATTTCCGCTTAACAGTGAGCGGTTATACAGCTAATATTACTCGGCCTTCTTAACCAAATAGCATTCGTAATCTAAACCCAGCTTTCCTTCTTTGCACTCAAATACTGGGCACCCGACCATCCAGTCTACTTTTTTTGAAAGCCTCCCTTTGTACGCTTTATTGACTTCAAACCCCCGTTGTCGAGCGCCCTCCTTGGTTATCACGGTTACCTCTTTACCTAATAGGCTTTCTGAATATTCAACCTTTATAAACTTTGGCATTCCATATCACCTTAATTATGTATAACAATCACATCGAAGCGACGCGGAACGCGCCACCTGTTTACTGTTGCCTTGATCAGGCGCGCCTCATGCGGGCGTTAGTAAGAATTGCTAGCCTGTTGTGCTTGCAACCATTCCGTCATGTTCAAATATCAATTGCTTTTCAATAAGCGCGTTAACCATTGAGTCAGGGTATTGCTGTTTATCAATT